ATAAAGTTATCTTTATATTTATATTGACTTTAATATAACGCTACTATATAATAAAGTTATCTTTATAAAAGGAGTTGATTTGATGGCAGTATCTAAAGCACAAGCAAGAGCCATAAAAAAATATGATAATAAAGCATATTTTAAAAGCCTTGTAAGGTTTAAAAAAGAAGATGAGGAACGAATCAGAGCGGCGGCGGGTGATAGCCTTAATGGCTTTATCGTGGCGGCTGTAATGGAGAAAGTACAGGAGACAGAAAAAGCGAAAGCTTCAACCCGTACAAGCTCCGACGAATGCTCATTTTAAATAATTAAAAGAATTTTAAAATACCACTTGACTATATAACGATAGCGTTATATAATAAGGGTACAAATTAAGAAAGGGCAGCCGCAAAGGCTGAAAGGTGGAAAGGATGAAAACAGCAGAGTTATTAAACAAGGTTGTTAAACTTGGATTTGACAGAGAAAAGGCACTTGCAGACATAGACGCAAGCCTTGACGAAATAATCGGAGCAGAAAACAGAAAGCCAATTACAGAAGAGGAAATAAGCGAAGAGCTGGCGAATGATATTTTATTCGGGTTTGAATGCGAAAAAGAAAACAATTAAGAAAGGTTAAAAGGTGGGCGATATGAAAGCATATTACACGAGCATATACAACGAGGGAATGATTGGTGAAGTATTAAGACATAACACAGCAGAAGAAGCCGAAAAATATCTTGATAAAGAGTGGGACAGGCTCACAGAAAGAGAGCAGAAAGGATTTAAACCAGGCACGGCGGACAGTTTCAAGGCGTTTGAAATTGAAGCAACAGATGAACAGCTTGAACAGCTTGAACAGATAGAAGCTGGTGACATTGCCCCAGAAGAGCTTGCAACAGAAATAATAAAAGATATGTTATAATATTTAGGCGGTGTATATCTGTTATACATCGCCTTTTGAATGCCTATTGATTAATTATATTTATTGTGTTATTATATTGCTAATAATTAAATATATAAGATTTACACCCGATAATATTAATATTGTTATCGGGTTATTTTTATGTTATTAGATATATAATAATTAATTAGCTGGAACAGGTCCAGCAGAAAGGGGAACATATGGAGAAAGTACAAGAAACACCAGACACGCCCGAAGTATTTCAAAATGACATAGAACTTTATTTATCACAGTTCTGTCAAGAGCACAACATCGAAGATATGACCAAAGAGCCGCAAAGCCGATGGAATGCTGCATTAATGTATATAAATAAATATGTTTTTAGTGATAAAAGTATATTAAAGTTAAATAAGAATATTAATAAAAATAATACTAATTGTATTATGGATAGTAATTTTTATATGTATGATTTAGATAAATTAGAGTATATATTATATATATATTATTATATGTGTTCTATGTATGATAAAGAATGTAGTATATTAGGCTTTAGCTTATTAACTGGAATACATAAAGATACTTTTATGGATTGGGGAGCGAATGAAAGAAAGCTAAGTACAAAAGGCTTCGAATTGGTTCAAAAACTGCGTGATTTTAGAGAGGAAAGTTTATCAAATAAGCTTGCAACTGGCAATAAAAACCCGGTTGGAATTCTTGCAATACTCAACAGACATTTTGCTTGGAACTTGCCCGGTGTCAGTCGTGAAAGCAGCAACAAGACAGCCCTTACAGCCGCAGAAATACGCCAGCAATTGAGCCAAAACAATACACAATTAACCGATAAACAGCAGATAAACGCTGTAAACAATTCAGACACAATTTAAACAACTTGTAAACCGCTTAAATACTGGGTTTGTGAGTAATAAGTATTTATATAACGCTGATAAATTAAGGTTTATCGGCGTTATGGTATGGATATGGTGTTAATTGTGTTAATTGTTTGAGAATATGGCATAAAATAGACACAATTACACGAATAAGGGTGGAGGGGGTTAAACGAACGTATGTTCGACCGCCTACTAAGTCACACGGGTAAATTTTAAAAGAAAAAGGCTTTATATATTAATATATATTTATATTATTATCACCACATAATACACATATTATATAATTATATATAAATAACACCTAACCATTAATCCTATAATTAATACTAATAAATCACTTATATATTCAATTAAAAATAATCTAATTAACATCTATACATTTAAGCTAATTAGGTGTATAATAGACACATATTAATTAATCACAAGATATTCAATAAACACATCAGAGAATCAGCTAGTCGGCTGAATAAATTCCAAAAAATTTTAAAAAATAAAAAAGAGTTAGGAGTTATAAATGCAGGGCAATGAATACCAAAAATTGGCAATGCGTACTAACGATAAAATGGCTCATCATAGATTAAGTACTGAATTGACTGGTAAGTTTTCGCTTAGCCCTCTAGCAGAAAGCAATGCTAAGTGTAGCAACATAAATGACATAGCAGGACTTCTTAATGGTGTCTTAGGCTTAACTGGTGAAGCTGGAGAAGTATCAGACCTTGTTAAAAAGGGTATATTCCACGAAAAAGGCATAGACTTAGAGCACCTCAAGAAAGAGTGCGGCGATGTAATGTGGTACGTTGCTATGATTTGCGAAGCTTGCGGATTCAGTCTTGATGATGTAATGCAGACAAACATAGATAAGCTTATAGCACGTTATCCGAATGGCTTTGATTCTTACAGAGCTAATCACAGACAGGCAGGTGATAAATAATGGGTAATCAGGATAAGCACTGTTACCAGTGCAAACATAGACATAAGTTATATTGTGAAAAGCCTTGTAATGCCTGTAATGGCAATCCAAATGTTGTAAAAGGCAAGGATAACTTCACAGAGCTTGAAACAGCAAATAAAAATGCAGTACTCTTTGAAACAAAAGAATAGCATATTGCCCCTTAGCCAAGCGGTCAAGGCATAAGATTTTGATTCTTACATCATCAGTTCGATTCTGATAGGGGTAGTTCAAGTGTTTAATTACACTTGTGCCTTTACAGGACTTATTGGTTTACTAGCATTAAGTCCTCCTTTCACCTCATAGCGAGAGCTGTTAAGGACTGTCAGATAGTCCGTGAGGTTTTGCGTATTATAAATACGCAAATAAAATTAAGTTATACCTATAGCGCAGCAGTTATCTGTATGGATAGACAGCGAGCGAAGCTACTTTCTTTGAGCCCAACTGCACGGGTAGAATGACATCCAAGCTTTGCCACGACCTGTTATAGGTGTCATAGCCTATACTGCTATTAAGACTAGCATTGTTTTTCAGTATCAACTATCCACCTTAATCGAAACATTTTCACAATGCTAGTCTTTTAAAACGATATGGAGAAGCGGCAACGATTGGCGGTGTTGCAGCTGACTGTAAATCTGTTCCCTTGCGGTAAACATTGTAGGTTCAATTCCTATCTTCTCCACTTTGCCGATATGGGATAAAGGTATTCTAGTAGCTTGCTAAGCTATCCAACAGAAATGTTGTTCGTGTTCGATTCACGATATCGGCGTTTTGAAAGCACTTCTTGGGTCTGCGTGCGTAATGTTGTTTGCAGACTTATCCTAGGTTAAGAGGTGTGAGTAAGTTGATGTGTGGCGGAATGGGTAAACGCTAATAGCAGATAGAATGAGCTAGTGGTTCGAATCCGCCATAGCATAACCACAGGGGAATACCTGATTGCTAGGGGCTTGAAAGGACAGGAGTGCTTGTTTATGTGTGGTTCAAATCCACACCACATCAATCGGTCGGGTAGCTCCCGAATAAGCAGGCGTTGCAGTATTCCCTGCTGAATAATTAAAATGCTTGTGTTGGTTGATTTGCGAACAGGATGGCAGATAGCGTAATGAAGTGCCATAAATACTTTCCAACACAAGAAACTGTACAACGGATAGTATGCAAATGGGTAAGCAATCAAAGAAGATAACTGGTAATAACATTGCCAAGTGATAGGCAGGAGTCGTCTGTAATCAGCAACAATGTATTTTCAGAAACCAGTTATGCAGGTTCAAGTCCTGTCTATCCGATTACAACAAACTAGGTTAGCTACCGAAAAGCAGACCACGACTGCCTGTTTGTTGTTATATTTAAAATCGTGGGAATTATCATTCGTGGAGGTAAATAAAATGAGAAAGAAATTTGATTACAGGCAGTATTACAAGGACTACTACAAAATTGATTTTGATGATGAATATGAGGTACATCATATTGATTTTGATAGGAATAATAACGATATAAATAATTTATTACTACTGCCAAAGCATTTACATACAAAATATCACAAATTATATCCATACATTCAATCAATTATTGATGACAGAACTTTAAAGGCTGTGATTGATATTAACAACGGGACTACATATTATTTTGACGAAATAAAATCTTTTTGTGAAATTATGATTGAAATTAATCATTGGAAATTACAGAAAGTTGAAAGATATTGTAATTTCAATAAATAATGATTTATAGTCACAGGATTGCTGTTGCAGGAGGTAATTTATGAATTTTAAGGAACTTTTTATAGATAAATCAAAGACGCTTATTATAAATACTGATTTAGCACTTGTTTTAGGTGATTTAAACGAGGCAATAGTACTTAATCAGTTAAATTATTGGCTAGAAATTAATAAAAAGGCTGATAAGAATTTTATTGACGATAGATATTGGGTATATAACTCATACAGCGATTGGAAAACTAATGATTTTCCATATTGGAGTGAAAAAACGATACAGAGAACATTCACAAGGCTTGAAAGTAAAGGAATTGTTATATCAGCTAATTACAATAAATTGGCTATTGATAAAACAAAGTGGTACACAATAAATACTAAGAAACTACAAGAACTTGTGGATAAATTTAATTCCGATGAGGACAGAATGACAAATCGACAAGACAATATGACAGACCGACAGGACAGAATGACCTGTCGAGAAGGACAAAACGACAGACCATTACCAGAGATTACTACAGAGAATATAAACAGAGATTATAATTCAGAAATTACTAATAAGGATAATACATCAATTAACATTGATGGAGAGGCACATACATCGTTTTCAGAGAAACCGACGGCAAGAGCTGTCACAAGAGATGAAATGTTGCTTAAAGAAAAAGATATGGTTAATAGGTTCAATAACATCTGTGACAACAACATAGATAATTCAGCTATATGCGATTGTGTTAAAGATGGATTTAAGATGTATATGCAGTTATATGAAATCTATTTCCATAAAGTACACCCAATACTTACAGATAAGACATTAAAGAATGTATGTTTTGTCCTATCAACTATCACAGATACGGAACACGGACATTTCGACGCTGACGCTATATACGAAACAGACGATAACGGATTTACAGTTTTACAGAGAATGGTTAATGACCATTTCATCAGAGAACATAGAGAAAGCACTAACTACTCAATAACACATTTTGCCAATGCTGAATATCTTGGCAAGCTGGCAAATAGATTTATAGAAATGTAAAGGAGTGATGTTTATGAAAAAGGAAATAGTGGAAGCGATACTAACAGCAATAAATCTCACATTGATTTACTTAATAAATAATATGGCTGGTTTGGCAGGCTTATTAGTTTTTGCATTTGGGGAATTACTAATGGCATTAACAATCTATAACAAATATAGATAGGAGTGATTATTATGGCTATGGGCGTACACCCACTAAACAAAGACAAGTTTTATGAAGCAATTAACTTATACATATCGGGGCAGGCTTCACAAGTAAAAGCAGCAAAAGTAGCAGGCTGTAGCGTACCGACATTTAAGAAATATGCTAACAAGATTTATGGCGGCGAGGAATTACCGGATAATTTATGGGGGAAGAAGTGATATGTGCAAACTTTGCGAAATGATAGTTAAAGAAGCATTACTTGACTACTCCAGTAAGGGAATTATCACATTATCACTTGATGGCAAAATGGTAAGGGGAGTAGTAAGCATTGATAATATATCCAATATTTATCGAAAAGATACAGCAAAAGAAATTCAAATAACATTACTAGCAGACGAAGTTAAGGTAAAACTGCCAAACGGAGAAATAAAGGATATATCAGAAATATAGAAAGTTGGTGTAATAATGGCAGAACCTTTAAGTAAATTAGCAGAAAAATGTAAAAGTTGCCCCAAATCTGAAAAATGTGACCATAAAAGAATGGAGTTATGCGCTTTAGCGGATTTGCCACCACAAAATCTTGCAAGTGCTACACAAGGTATTTTGATAGACGCGGCAATGCCGGTTTTGAGGGAAGAAATAAAAAGCCCTTTAAGTCCATTTAGGTACAAAGACGAATTAGAAAAAGCAATAAATGATTCCCATTTTGGAAACAGGTTTATATATGGTGCTTAGAAAGTTGGTGGAAGATGATTAAAGAAGCATTGTTGGATATTTCAAAAGGATATGTCAAAGTTTTCTTTGATGGTAACCCAGTTGATAGTATATATAGTGTAGATGACATTACAGACGATGAGTCTGGAATGAAAAAGATACAACTTACTTTTTTGGTGAAAGAAGTGCTTTTTAAAGAATAACCGAAGAGTTTGCCAATTTTGCAAAGGGGGATTACTATGAAACATCAAAAAGAATGGCACACTTGTGACAGGTGCGGGAAAGAAATGACATTTTACAATGAGAAATACGCTCATTTTAAAACAGAAGAATTAGAGCCTTTACGCGAGAAAACTACATACACGGCAGAGGATTTAGCAAAACAAACACTCCCAATGGCTATATGGAGAAACGAGCACAAATATGATTTATGCCCTAAGTGCAGGAAAGATTTTAAGAGGTTTATGAGAAATGAAGAAATCAAGAAGTAAAATAATCATTAAAACAAGAGCTGGCGGTTACACAAAGATTTATGCCAATGGAAAATGGCAGAAGAAAATATGCGTCATTGATTATCACGCAGAATGCAGTAACAAGGATGGTATAAAAGTTTCTTGTGAATTTGATAAGAATAAGACTGATAAAAACGGTTCGGCTATCTACAATGAAGATAAAAAAGAATTTTCAAAAGAACACATAGTTGCAAGGATTTAGGAGTGAGATTATGAAAATATCAGAGATGAATATTTCGGTTAGATTATACTCAATTTTACACAAGCACGGAATTGAAACCATTGAAGATATGAGTAATTACACACCTGATGACATCATTCGTTGGAAAGATATTGGAAGAAGAACATTAGAAGAATTATTAAGTACAATGAAAAGTAATAGCGTCAAATTTAAAGGAGAATAAATCATATGAAGAAGAAAATTTTAGCAGTTGTATTAGGACTGACATTGTGTTTAGGAATGACAGGATGTACCGCACAATGGGAAAGAAGTGTAACTGATTTTAAGAGTAATATCAATGGTGGTATGCAGAGAACAATTACTGTATATACGGCAGATGGTAAAGAACTTGCAACATATAAAGGCAAGATTGATATTGATACAAACGATGGTGGATATGTCAAGTTTGACTTCAATGGCAAGAGATATATCTATTATAACTGCTTCGTAGAAAGCATTGCGGATATTGATTAAGTGATTTTACCTGCTACAGATTGATTGTAGTCGCTACCAATGAAAATAAAAGTTAATAAAATATAAAAGGAGACAGAAAGAAATGAAAAAATTATTTGTAAGTGTGCCGATGAAAGGCAGAACAGAGGAAGAAATCAAAGCAAGTATTCAGAAGATGAAAAAGATTGCTGAAATATACGAGGGCGAAGAGTTAGAGCTTATCGACAGCTACATTGAGGATAACCCACCTAAAGACAGCAAAGAAGCTGTATGGTATTTAGGAGAAAGCCTTAAGAAGCTGGCACAGGCTGATGTATTTATTGGAATATGTGAAAGCTATGATTGGAACGGCTGTTGCATTGAAATGGAAACAGCAAATAAATATGGCATTAAAGCATATACGATCCCGGTAAGGTATGTAATTGATGATTATAATGCACTTATAAACAAATTGCATCCGGTTTGCAATGAAGCAATGCCAACATTTTAATAAAAATTTTACCGGCTAACAAATGGAGTTAGTCGCTACCCTAAATAGTGGAAAGGATGAATGACTATGATAGAAATTAAAAAGAATCCAAACGGAGATACAAGAACAGCACCTAAAGATGTTACTTTTGAGAAGTTCCAAGAGGCAAACGATATGCACATTGAAGATGTAGAAGCTGTTATGTATGAACTGTCAAAAACAATAGAAGAAAGAGGAAGAAATCACGATTGTACCAAAAAATCACAGGAAAAAATGTTCTATGATAGCTTTTTATCTACAATAAACAATGGAACGGACTTTGTGAATGACGAATGGTATCAGCTACATATCAAAGCCGAAAGACATCACTTATTATCGAACTGCCCAAGCGATGTAAACCTGATAGATGTACTTGAAATGATTAGCGATTGCGTCTGCGCAGGAATGGCTAGGAGCGGAGAAGTAAGAGATTTAGAAATTGACGATAATATTCTAAAAAAAGCAGTAAATAATACAGTTCAAATGATAAAAGATATGATAATAGTAAAATAAAGCGAAATACCGCCACATAAATGGTTTGTGGCGCTACCCTAAAACAATTATAGGCAGAGGTCTATAAGCACCTTTGCTTTTTAAAAGTGGAGGTGCTTTTCTTGAATGCTGAATTGAATCAACTGATAGATGAATGCGAAAAATACATATCCCAAAATGGAATAGATGAAAATATCATAGAAACCTACTACAACGTGTGCCAGCTTGCCAAGAATGAGGGCGAAATTGACACAATGTTAAAATGTACGGCTAGGGCAAAAGAACTCATAGAAAAGGCTTGTATGCGTGATATAGGCATAGATATTTTTGAACTTGAAAAATATACATTCAACAACAATATAGACAATGATTTAGTTAATAGATATTTTGATACCTTATTACTTGAAGCTCCGCACTTATTTCACAGCTATTTGCTTTATCTTGAAAAAGACAGAGAAGAGAGTGAAAGATTTTATCAGCCAAAAATGAAACAGCTTAATAAATACGGGCTTATTCAAGCTATGCAAGATTTGGAAGACGACAAATATAATAGATTATGTATTTCTATGCCACCAGGAACGCAAAAAACTACACTGGAAAAATTTTTTTGCTCTTGGATAATTGGCAAGCACCCTAAAGATTACAGCCTTTTCTTTTCTCACAGCAACGAAATTACAGGAAAGTTTTATAAAGGAGTGCTTGACATAACAACAGATGATAAAGAATATAAATGGAATGTTATTTTCCCTAATTTACCATTACAAAGCACAAATGCACAGGCACAAGAAGCTAATTTCGGCAAATACAAAGCATTTTCAAGTATTCAATGTTCATCAATAGGAGCTAAGAACGCAGGTAAGGTTAGAACTAACCGTTATTTATATTGTGATGACCTTATAGGCTCTATTGAAGAAGCACTTAATCCAATAATTCTTGAAAAAATATGGAGAATTTATGGAGTCGATTTAAAACAAAGAAAGCTAAACGAACAAGTAAAAGAAATAATTATAATGACCAGATGGAGTACAAAAGACATTATTGGACATATTATTGAGCTTTATGGAAACGACCCAAAGTTAAAAATTATTTCGATTCCAGATATTGACCCTAAAACAGGGAAAAGTAATTTTGACTATGAATATAATGGAATGTCGGTGGAATTTTTTAATGATCAAGCGCTGACAATGGATGATATATCTTATAGATGTCTTTATAAGCAAGATCCAATAGAACGTGAGGGATTGCTTTATCCAGAAAACAAAATAATGAGATATAAAGAACTTCCTAAAACACGAATTAAAAGAATTACTGGACAATGTGACACGAAATCCTCTGGTACTGATTTTTATGTGTTCCCTTGCCTGGTTGAATTTGAAGGATATGAGGGAACGTATTACTGCACTGATACTATATGCAACAATTCGGCAGATTACGAAAAACAATATGAAAATTCAGCAAATTTAATTGTCGATAACGAAATACAAGATTGCGATTTTGAAGCTAATCAAGGCGGAGATAGAGTTGCAAATGAAGTCAGAAAACGAGTAGAAGAAAAAGGCTGGTTATGCAATATATCAGACACTGCAACTGAAACAAACAAAGAAGCAAGAATATTTCAATGTTCTAGTTGGGTATTGCAACATATTGTGTTTAAAGATAGAAGCCTATATGAACCCAAGAGCGATTATGCAGAGATGATGAGTTGGTTATTGAAATATTCAGTATCTGGTAAAAATTTGCACGATGATGTACCGGATGTTTTTTCAAATTTTGCATTAAGAATGAAAAGAGGAAATAGAGTAAAAAAGACAGTAATTATGTCAAGTCCAATATAACAGGAGGGAATTTATGGTAACAAAGGAAGTTTTATCACAGTATTGCGACTTACAGGAAGAAGTAAAAGAAGTAAGACTAAAGATAGAACGACTTGAAAAAGATATAAGTAAAATTGAAGCTGGAGAAATGGTTATAGATTCTGTTAGCGGTGGCAATGGTGGCAAACAGCATTTTAAGATTGAAGGCATACCATTTCCAGAGTACAGCAGAAAGAAAACACTTCTTTATGCTAGAAAAGCCACATTGCAGTTGCTTGAAGATGATTTGTTGGAAAAAACCAATGAGGTTGAAGAGTTTATCGCAAGCGTTGAAGATAGCAGAATGAGAAGAATAATCAATCTTAGATTTTTAGAAAATAAGACTTGGATTCAGATAGCACATATCATAGGTGGCAACACAGAAAGTAGCGTAAAAATGGCTTTTCAAAGATTTATTGAAAAAAATTAAAAGATGTTACGATTGTGACGAAAAAATTATGTATTATTACAATGAGCAAAGCAAATTTCATAAACATGTATAATCCTTATCGAAAAGCATCGTCATTTAATTATGGCGGTGCTTTTACTATGTAACGAGGTAACAATATGATTTTTTATACAAACAAAGACAAGTCAATTATGTGTCCGAACTGCCATAAGTTTTTGACTAAGGCAGACAGCAAAGACCCACGAACACATAAATTAGCGTGCAAACATTGCCACAAATGGATATGGTATGTACCTAACGATGATGATAATTTTCAGATTAAGGAAATACCACAAAGCAGAAGTTCAAGCGGCATGACATTTTATTAGAGGTGTAGATAATGCAGACAGGAAGAATTGCTATTTATACAGGTGCAAAAGAAATAACACCTGACAATATAATACCGATTTTGCGTGAAGCAATTTTGGAACATGATATTAATTCCAACAGAATACAGTTTCTTCTTGATTATGACACAGGAATACAGCCGATAGTTAGGAAGAATCCAAAGACTTACAGACCAGACATTGACTGTGAGTGTTGCGATAATGTGGCTAATGAAGTCACGGAGTTCAATTTAGGTTTTAAGTGGGGAAATCCTATAACGTTAGTTCAAAATGGCGACAATGAGGATTCTAACCTTACAAAAGCTATAGCAGAATTAAACAGTTGCTACGAATCACAGAATGCAAGGCAGAAGCAACAGGAACTTGCAAGATATGTTGAAATTGGTGGCGTTGGATATGTCCTCATTGATGTAAACACAGAATATGAGGATGGAGAAAGCTATTTTACATATGATGTATTAGACCCAAGAACAACATTTGTCATAAGGTCAACAGCTTATAGTGACAAGAGGGTTATTCTTGCAGGCACTTATATTAAAGACAAACATAGCGGTACAAGATATTACACCTGTTTTACAAAAGATATTCGTTATGAAGTTACGGATGGGATAAAAATTACTAACGGACCAGAAAAAGGAAAAACAAAATGGGGATTTTTAGAGAGAAGCGGAGAAGAAAATCCACTGCATAAAATTCCTATCATTGAATATACAAGGTCATTTGATAGAATGGGCTGTTTTGAACGGCAAATATCTGAAATGGATAACTTAAACTTGCTTATTTCAGACTTTACTAACGATGTTGAACAGAACACGCAGGCAGTATGGCACACAAATGATGTTGATTTCCCGGTTGAACAGGAAACAACAGTTGATAAAGATGGAACACCACACATCACTGAAAAAGTGAGGAAACCAAAATCTGGAGAATGGATGCAGACCTACACATCAGCAGATGGCAAAACTCCAATAGTTGAGCCACTTGCAATTAATTACGATTACACGGGTATGCTTAGCAATATCCAATCAAGGCGGCAGATAATCTTACAGAAATGCAATGTACCACAACGAAATGATAACAGTGGTGGTAGTACAGGAGTTGCAATGTCAGACGCAACAGGTTGGTCACAGGCTGAAACAGCGGCGGCAAAACAGCAATTAATTACAGATGGCTGCAAAATGGAAGAGATAAAAGTTGTTCTTGCGGCTATTAAGTTGTCAAACAATGTTAACAGCAGCAACCCATTACTTAAATTAAGGGCAAGAGATGTAAAACCTAACATTAAGCGGCAAAAAACTTATGAAATGTCAACTAAGGTTAACGCTATGGCGACATTGATAAGCCACGGATTTAGTCTTAAAGATACAGTTGATGCAATTCCATTCTTTGATGACCCTAACGATGTTGTAGCGAGAAGCGGAGAAATGGTTAAGGCATATCAAGACAGCATAATTAACAAAGACACACAGAACCAAGCGGAGGGTGGAGATGGAGAACAGCCACCTAATAAAGACCGCACAATGCAAGACTTATCAGACCAGACAGAAAATAGTCCGGTTATAGATAAGAGCAGAACAGATAAATAAATTGATATTGAGCCACAGGGTAGAAATGCCTTGTGGCTTTTTATATGCCCTAGAGAAAGGGCAATACAAATATCGCAAGAAGTTGAGAGAACAACAAAAAACGCAGAAAGCAGAGGTAAAGAAATTATGGCAGATGTAACTAACACAACAACAGAACCAACAACTAACAATGAGCCACAGAATGAAGAACAGACACCTAGCGTAGAAGAACTTATGGCACAGCTTGCTAGTGAAAGAGCTGAAAAAGAGAAGTATAAGAATGCTTCTGATAAAGCCAGTTCAGAAGCAGCTAAGTACAAGAAAGAACTTCGCTCGAAGCAGACAGCAGAAGAACAGGAAGCGGAAGCAAAGGCGGAAGCTGAAAAGTTGCAGGCCGAAAAGTTCGAGAACATGAGTAAAGAGCTTAATCATATGAAAGCTGTCAATGCTTATCAGAAAGTTATAGGTGATGGAAAGGATATTGATTCTTTGATTGAGGCAGTTGCAGACGCAGATCATAGCCTTATAGCAACTGTAATTGCTAATGAAGTGCAAAGACAGGTTAAAGAAGCTAAGGCAGAGTGGCTTAAATCAAGACCAGCTATTAATGCGGGCGGTGGAGAAGAAAGCACGATAACACAGGAACAGTTTAACAAGATGAATTACCACGAAAGAGTGGAGTTCAAAAATAAGAATCCAGAACTTTATAAGAAGTTCACAGAGTAGAAAACGGAGGTAAACAAACTATGCCACAGACTAAGTTAGCAAATTTAGTAGACCCACAGGTAATGGCTGATATGGTATCAGCTAAGTTACCAAAGAAGATTAAGTTTTCGCCTATTGCAAGAGTTGATACAACACTTGTAGGCAGACCGGGAAGCACTATTGTTGTCCCAAAATACGCTTATATAGGTGATGCACAGGATGTAGCAGAAGGTGTTGCTATGGGTACAACAGTACTTACAACATCTACAACAGAAGCAAAGGTTAAGAAAGCAGGTAAGGCAGTAGAACTTACAGACGAATCAGTGTTATCTGGTTATGGCGACCCACTTGGTACAGCTATCAATCAGATTGCTATGTCAATCGCTGCAAAGGTTGATAATGACAGCTATGACGCACTTTGCACAGCACCTATTGATCACGATGGAACAGCAGCACCTATCAGCTATTCAGCAGTTGTAGCAGCTAATAGCAAATTTGATGATGAATCTGATTCATCACTTACAAAGATATTGTTCATCAATCCGGCGCAGGAAGCCACATTACTTAATGACGATGATTTCAAGAGCAATGACAAGTACCCACTTAATGTAATTATGAATGGAACTATCGGTTCTATTGCGGGAGCGCAGGTTGTTAAGTCAAAGAAAGTTAAGTTAGTTAAGTATGAGCTTGATGATTCAACAGGAACAATCAATGTTGTAGCTGATACAACAAGCGAGGATGCAACGAATGTTCATCTTGACACAGCACTTGCACATACGCTTAAGCCAAAGGACAAGGAAATCAAGGTAGGTAGCAAGTTAAAGGCTGTTACAACAGAGTTCTACGCTTGTCCGATTGTTATCGTGTCAGCAGAAGACCCTAACGAGGACACAGGTGCAGATGGCGTGTCAGAGGAAGAGAACGCACTTACAATCTATATGAAGAGAAGCGTTGAGATTGAATCGGACAGAGATATCCTTGCAAAGACAACTGTTATCTCTGGCGATGAACACTATACAGCAGTCTTAAGCAACGATTCAAAGGTTGTTCTTGCTAAGTTCGGAAAGTAAGAGGTGTTTATATGTTATTAAGACGACATAAAATCAACGCCGCAAAGCAGAGCGAAGAAGTAACAGCAGATAATGTAAGACAGGAAGCTGTTTATGGAGATGAGCTTAAGTATGAGGAAGAGCAGGACAAGTTTCCTACTCAACCTACAAGCGATTACACAAAGACAGCTATTAAGCGCATGCCAACAGCGGACTTACAGACACTTGCCTTAGAACAAGGTATTGAGAACGCAATGGAGCTTACGGGAGCAGAACTTAAAGAATTGTTAATTGAGAAATTAGGATTATAGGAGCTGAAATTATGGAATACACCACATTAGAGCAAGTCAAAATCAGACTTAAACAATTTCATATTGATACAGTCACAAATGATGATAATACGACATCTGATGTGGTAGTGTTCGATAACAAAGAAGATAATCCAGTAATCGAACAGCTTATTAAACAGGCTACGGAAGATGTAAAGGCAAAAAGGTGTTATCCCGACAGCTACACAGATGAAATGATAACCGAGGACTTGAAGAAATTTGAGAGTGTTATTGTTAATCTGGCTGTCTACGACCATTCACAAGCTGGTGAAGCATTTATGGCAAGCTATAACGAGAATGGTGTCAACAGAACTTGGAGAGATAGAGACAGCTTATTTGTCGGGGTATTTCCATTTGCCAAAGTATTATAACGCCTATAGGGCATTACAGAATATTAAAGAAGATTGTGCGTTACCATTTTGCTGATGTCGGCAATATGGTAGCAGGCGGCACACGTTAAGGGTGGTGGGCGGTGTGCCATTATTAATTATGAAAGGCGGTATATCAATGCCAATAGCAGTAATTATAAGCATTATTTCAGTTGCTTTTTCCGTCTTTTTCGGACTGTTTACGTTGGGATTTAATCTTAAGAACAACAAAAAGTCTGACAATGCAGAACTTACAGAGCGTGTAAAAGAAAATACACGCATAAATATGAAACTTGACACAATATCAAGCAATACAACAGAGATAAAGAATGAAGTTACAGAAATGAGAAAAGAACTTAATTCTCACGATAACAGGATTATTAAGGTTGAGGAAAGTGTAAAGTCGGCACACCACCGAATAGACGGATTGGAAGCACGACTTAATGAAGATAAGGAGGTATAGCAGAATGGATATAACATCGGTAACAACAGTTGTAGCAATCGTTGTAATAACATATCTGATAGGCTTAGGAGCTAAGGCAATTCCACACATTAAGGATAATTACATTCCTATAATTGTAGGCGTTGCAGGCGGTATATTAGGCATTATAGGTATGTATGTAATACCTGACTTTCCGGCAAATGATATTCTTAATGCAATCGCAGTAGGAATTGTGTCCGGATTATCAAGCACAGGTGTTAATCAGATTTATAAGCAGGTAAAGAACAATGCTTGACATTAATAAGCAGGCTATGAAGTATTCACTTCAAGGACAGATAGTAACTATCTATGAAAGAGATGATGACGGCAATATCCTTTATGAGGGATATACCGACACAGAGGGTAACTTCATTCCTTATCTTGATGATGAGGGAAATAAGATACCCAAAGTCCTTGAAGAAAAAACAGGTTTTTCAGAGCCGGTCGATTTCAAAGCAAACATATCATTCAGCGGCGGAGAAGCACAAAGCAAGGAATACGGCTTTGATACAGCCGATTTTGACGCGGTTTTACTAACAGACAAAGGAATGTACCCTTTGAAAAAAGGCGACCTTATCTGGCTTGATAGCAAGCCTACATACACATCTGATGGACTTGTTGATGAAACATCAGCAGACTTCACGATTGTAGGCATTAAGCCAGCATTATATTCAACTAAGTATATGCTTAAAGCAGTTGTAAAGTAGGTGCATCTATGGCAAGACATACAATTAATATATCATTGTCTGAAAAGTCCGTAAATGAAGCTATCAGGCAGCTACAACAGTATAAGAACTGGCTTATCAAAAAGACTTTACAGCTTGTCAAAGAGCTTGCAGAAGTTGGAATACCTGTTATAGATGAAAATATGGCAAAAGCAAGTTATACATATGATGAGAAAGGTGTTCGTAGCGGTTCAGATACAAGCCATCACAGTTATGTCGAGATAAAATCTGTTGGAGAATATGCCGAAGCAAAATTAATTGTAGAGGGCAAAGAACTTATGTTTATAGAGTTCGGAGCTGGTGTATTCTACAATGGAGCGGCTGGAAGTAGTCCACACGACAAAGGTGTTGTTAATGGTATGGTTATAGGCTCATACGGCGAACATCACGGCATACAAAAAGTGTGGGGTTACTATGACGATGACGGAACCTTAGTTCTTACACACGGCGTAGAAGCACAAATGCCTGTTTATAAGGCTGATATGGAAATCATACAGAAATATGTTGAGGTAGCAAGGAGGGTGTTTAGTTAATGGCAAATGCAAACGATTGGGCGACAGACCTTGAAAACACAGTCACAGCACTTGTCAAGGCTAAAACCCTAACGCAACTAAAGAAAACATATCCAAAGATAGTTATAACCAATGAGGGAGAAAACAGCGGTCAAGCAGTATTCCCGACAGTATACATTCATTTACTGCCAGCAGTTGAACAAGGACAAACGCTTGACGGACAGACAATTAACGCATTGTTAGCAACATTTCAAGTAGATGTTACCACTAACACAAGCAAATCCGATTGTCGCAAGGTTATGGCAGTAATTACAGATATATTTAAGACAATGAGATTTCAAGGCACATCAATGCCAGAGTTCTCAATCAGCAATAAAGTACATAAGAGTACCGCTAGATTCAGAAGAATGATAGCGGCAAATGACAGATTATTGTAACAAAGAGCAGAGATGCTCTTATTTTTTTGCGAATTTTTAGGAGGTAGACAATGGCAGATGCAGTAGCAGGATTAAGTACACTGGGCGTTACTTTCTCTTATGGAGTTGAAACAACAGCAGGTACAAAGCCAACATCATTCAAGTTACTTACAAGAATTAATTCTATTGATGAAATTACAGTAACACCAGAAGCAATAGATGCTTCGGCACTTGAAGATAAGCAGACAAGAAACATTGCAGGCAGAGATACAGTCACAGATACAGTTGCAGTAACAGTTAATAAGACAGACGCAACTATTGAAGAATGGAAAACTCTTATTACAGCATACAATGGATTAACAGGCGGTAAGAGAATGTGGTTTCAAGAGATTACTCCGGGTATATCAGATGCGGAGTTCTTTGTTGCACAGCCGCCTTCAAAGTTACCAATTACGGGCAAGGAGCAAAATTCACTTCTTACAATGGCTATCAACCTTATTATTGAGGATATGGTAGGAACAGATACAGCAGTAACCCCAACATCGGGGGAATAATGAGCTATTCGACTAAATCAAAAAAGGCTGTGTCGGATAGCGTAGAAAACGCCAAAACAGCCGACTACACATCATATCTTGATGATGTAACAGAATAATTAATTTAAAAGGCAGGTGCGGTGTAAAATCCGCACCTTTCCCTATATGGACGATAGGGTGGGAAAGGGTAAAAATTATGATGAATATTAATGTAAACGGAAATGAATACAAAGTTGAGTTCTCTTTTGGAGCAGCAGAGTGTAAAGAGATAGTGCAGAAAATGTTCTCTGTCGTTAATGGTTCTTACTTACTTGTACAGACAGACAAGAGTGTTGCACAGGCTTCCTTTGATGGATTAGCAAATATGACAGCAGATGTGCCAGAGATTTGTATTTTAGCCATTTATGCAGGCTGTATTGACAATAACCCAGTAACTATGGATGAAGCAAAGGAACTCACTAGAGCATATATTACAGAGAAGAGAAAGACAGATAAGAGTTACGGATATAGAACATTGTTTGAAGAAATCAAGAAAGCGATGGAAGATGATGGTTTTTTCGAGTTGAGCGGAATAACAGCGATGTTAGAGGAAATGGCGGACAATGTGGAAGAAGCAACACAGGAACAGAAGAAGCCGAAAGTAGTACCACAAGACCACAAGAAAAAGCAGACTTCCACAAAATAATCTGGGAAGAATACTTTGTTTTAGCCAGTTCACTAGGCGTTAGTTATTCAGACTTTCTTAAAATGACACCTAAAAAGCTATGGGCGGTTGTAGAGGGTAAAAAACTTGAAAGACAACGAATGGATTCAGATATATGGCTTGCAATAGGTAGTTACATACTCCCGGCAATCAAGATAGGTGTTAGAAGTGGTGCTTGGGGTAAAGGCGAGCTTGAATACCCAGACAAGCCTATTTATAGAGATATTAACAAAAAAGAGAACGGTGAAGATGAAATACAAAGAAAGAGAGAAGAGTTTGTCTTGAATATGAAAATACGAAAAGCAAACTGGGATTTAACACACCCTAAAAATGATAAGCCGGAGGTATAAAGCGTGGAATTAGATTCGTTAGAAGTCAAAATTACCGGTACTGCCACTAAAGCTATCAATTCTGTTGATAAACTGATAAATCAGCTTACAAGGCTGTCAACATCACTTGCAACTGTGAATGGTTCATCACTAAGCGGTCTTGCAAATGGTGTTAGTCAGTTAGGCTCTGCTATGCAGAATATGAACGCAGGAACAGCAGATTTTACAAGGCTCGCCAAGAATATCACAAAGATAGGTTCTGTTGATTCAGTTGCACTAACTAACACAGCTACATCACTTCAAGCTGTCACAAAGGCAGTTGCAAGCATATCAGCTATTCCGCAAAATGCAACACAGGTCACAGAATTTGCAAAGTCACTTGGTAAGCTAGGCAGTAAAAGTATTGAAAATGCCGTTGTAAACATTCCAAAGCTAGGTAATGCTTTAAATGGCTTAATGACAACGCTATCAAGAGCACCAACAGTAAGTCAGAACGTTATTCAAATGACTAACGCATTGGCTAATCTTGCTAGTCAAGGTAGCAAGGTGGGTACTTCTTCAAACTCACTTCAAAAGTCACTGTATGGCGTGTCTACAAGTGCTAGGACAGCAACTAGAAGCAGTTGGAACTTAGCAAGTGCGATAGGTAAGTTTTATGCCACTTATTTTATGGTAATTCGTGGCAGTAAGAAACTTATAGAAGCAATTAAGTCAACAACAGATTACATTGAAGCATTCAACTATCAAGCGGTAGCGTTTGGCAAGATTGGTTCAGAGTGGGATAAAGATTACGAAAAGTACGGATATGATAACGCAACAGCATATGCAGAGAGCTTCCAAAGCAGAGTAAACGATACTCTCGGAAAGCTGTCTGGTTTAAAAGTTAATGTTCAAGGCGGTTTGCTTGAAGAAAGCGGAGCAAAGAACTTAGGACTTAACATACAAGAAGTAACACAGTATGCTTCGCAGTTAGCTTCTGTTACTAATTCGTTAGGACAGACAGGCGAAGCAACAACGGCTATAACAAAGTCAATGACAATGCTTGCGGGCGATATAAGCTCACTTTTCAATGTGGACTATTCAACAGTAGCACAGAACTTACAAAGCGGTTTAATCGGACAATCGAGGGCATTGTACAAGTATGGTATTGATATTACCAATGCTACATTAGCGACATATGCTTATAACTTAGGCATTTCTAAGTCTGTATCAGAAATGACACAGATGGAAAAACAGCAGTTAAGAGTGTTAGCAATATTAGACCAAAGTAAAGTATCTTGGGGTGATTTAGCCAATACGATTAACAGCCCAAGTAATATGTTACGCCAGTTCAGCAACAATATGAAAGAGGTAGGAATGGTAGCAGGACAGCTATTTATCCCAATTCTTTCAAAGGTTATGCCAGTAGTAAACGGAGTAACTATTGTAATCAAAAGATTATTAGTCAATCTTGCTTCTTTAATGGGTGTTAAGATTGACTTTGAGAGCTTCGGACAAAGTGGCTATAAAGACACATCAGATGGCTTAGAAGATATTTCAGACGACTATAAAGATGTAGCTGATTCAGCTAAGAAAGCTACATTATCCCTTATGGGATTTGATGAAATAAATAAATTACAGGACGATACAAGCTCAAGCAAGGGCTCAAGCGGTGGTGGCGGTAGCACTATTGATTTGACAGATGATATTGCTAAGGCGGCGGCAGAATATGAAGCGGCGTGGAATAAAGCATTTGCCAATATGGCAAATTCGGCAGTTGCTTGGGCTGATAGAATAGAAAAAGCCATAAAAAAGGGTGACTGGTACGGAATAGGTACTTACGCAGGCAAACAAATAAACAAAGGGATAAATGCTTTTCCTTGGAAAAAAACAGGAGAAGCAATTACAGAAGCTATTTGCAATGTTTTGAATTTTGCAGATGGATTTGTTAGTTCTGTTGATTGGGAACAATTAGGAAGAAATATAATAAAGTTTATTGAAGGTATAGATTTAGGAAAAATAACTGTAAAAATTTTGGACCTAGCAATTGACTTAGGAGTATCAGCAATAAAATTAATATGGGGTGCTTACCAGGAGATATACGACAAATGGGGAATTGCAGGAATTTTGGCTTCTTTGGTTATTCCGGGCGGAATTCTTACACTTAAATTTATTACGGAATTTTCAGCAAGCATAGATGATAGTAAATATGTAAAAAAAGCAAAAGATGGCATAGAAAATATAAAAATAGCTGCACAAGAAAAATGGAATGAAATTACAGATTGGTGGAATAATACAGCAATCGTAAATTGGTGGAATAATGATGTTACGCCTTGGTTTACTAAAGCGAAGTGGCAGTCACTTGGAGATAATACAAAAGATAGCTTGCAAGATAGCTGGACTTCTTTTAATAACTGGTGGAGTAGCACAGGAATATACAACTGGTGGAACAATAGCGTAGCACCTTATTTTACAAAAGCAAAATGGCAATCTCTTGGAGATAACGCAAAGGGCAGCTTAACTGATAGTTGGACTTCGTTCAATAATTGGTGGAGTGGCACAGGTATATATAATTGGTGGAATAATGATGTTACGCCTTGGTTTGCTAAAGATAAATGGAACAACTTGGGTGATAATTTCAAGTCAAGTCTACAAGATAAATGGTCTGATTTTTCTTCTTGGTGGAGCACAACCGGAATTTACAATTGGTGGAATAATCACGTAGCACCTTACTTTACGGCAGATAGATGGCGTGATATGGCAGATGGAATAAGAGTAGGCATACAAGATAAGTGGAATAATGTAGTTAATTGGTGGGACAGCAAACCATCCCTTAGTGAAATTTCAGTAGCCGTTGAGAACTTTTTTTATAAAGTAAGAGATATGTGGTATAATTTCAAAGATTGGTGGGACAACTTAGGACTTAGCTTCCCACATATAAAAACGCCACATTTCGATATTGATGGCGAATTTAGTCTTGTGCCACCTCAAGTGCCCAAGATAAGTGTTGATTGGTATGCAAATGGCGGCTTTCCAAACAAAGGACAGTTATTCGTTGCTAATGAAGTAGCACCCGAAATGGTTGGTACTATGGACGGAAGAACAGCAGTAGCCAATCAGCAGGAAATCACAACAGGTATTGCTAATGCAGTTTATCCAGCGGTTTACAATGCAGTTGTGGCGGCTATGTCAGAAGCTAACAACAATGTAAACATAACACTACAAGGTGACGCTGATAAATTGTTTGCAATGGTACAGGATAAAGCTAATAACTACACTAATATGACAGGGCAAGCAGCATTCCCTTATTAATTGACAAATAAATAATAAAAGAATATATTTAAAGTACTAAAGATAAGGGGGAATGTATATGTTAAAAAAAGGCTTATATAAAATGCTGGAAGTATTAGGAATAAAGAAAAAACAGCAACCACAAATTCAACGCCCACTAAATCCTAACTTTAAAGGAGTGTACAGAGCGACAGAAAACGGCTTAGTTGAAGTATATTGTCCAAGATGTAGCAGTTGGGACTGCTCTCACACACAGATTACAACAACTGTACCACAGAAAACTAAGACAAGATATACCGTTAATTTGAATCCGTTTAGACCGTTTACGCTGGTTAATAAGAAAGAGAAGATTAAGCAACAGGGCGGAACTTATTCACAACATAGGTTTGTGTGTAACAGATGTGGGCTGATTTTTTGGTAATATATAATTTTAATTACATTAGATTTTTAATAAAAGGAATGTACCAAGATGAATGAAAAAGATAACAAAAAGAAGCCACAGGAGATAGTGGTTGCAGTATTGGCAGGAATAGTATTTGTTACAGCGTTATTTATTATTAATAATATAACTGAAAGCGATAATAAAACAATAGCAAATACACAGCCTGCAACTACAACACAAAAAGCTACTGAAAAGACCACGGCGGCTACAATACAAAAGACAACACAAGATACATATGATAAGCTGACAAAATATAAGGCAGGCACTTACAAAGTAGGTAAAGATATTCCAAACGGCGATTACTATTTGCAATCATTAACAAGCAAAGGTTCGGCTTATTTTGGCGTATATGCAGACAGCAATAAAACCAAAATAAAGTTTAATGAAAATTTCAAAGGCAATATGTTGATAAGTGTAGAAGATGGAGAATATCTTGAACTAAACAAGTGCAATGCGATACCTCTTTTAGAATTCAGACAGTATTACACAACCAAAACTACTCTTGATAATTGTATGTTAGAGGTTGGAATTGACATAGAACCAGGAGAATATAAACTGATAGCCACATCATCAAGAGGATATTATTGTATCTATGATGATTTAAGGCAAAGCCACATTGTAAGCAATGATAACTTTGACAATCAGACGTATTGCACAGTTCAAAAAGGACAGTTTTTAATACTTAATAATTGCAAAATAGATAAATAAAAAACAGAACAAGTTGAATAGACCTGTTCTGATTAGCACGTATGAGTACATATAAGTTGCTCACGTCAATAATAACAAATAAATAGCAAAATGACAAGGACATTTCGCTTAATTGTGAGGTGTCCTTTTTGTGTGCTTGGAAAGTGAGGTTTTACTATGAATTTTATACAATACATAAAGCAAGCGTGGAAAGCTGGCACTAGCGGCGGCACTCCATTAAGTCCAGATAGACTTAACCATATGGAAGATGGAATTAAGAGTAATAATGATATGATAAGTGAACTAAACAGCAATATAGCTAATAGTGACATTGAGGGAATATTTAATTACCTAGGTCTTGAATTAATCATATACCACAAATTGGGCATATGTTACCTGCATTCCAGCGGCAGATTAACTCAAGCATTTCCAAAAGAATGGACCACAATTGGTGAAATAAGCAATATAAATTACAAAGGTTATGGACACTTAGCCGCTAATACTAGTGGAAAAATAATAAAATTTGCATATATAAATGGAACTCTAAGTGCATATGCACCAAGTTCAACAAATGCGATTGAATATGTACAAGACAGTTGCGTACTTATCTGAATTAACTATTTACCAATTTTTAATTATTAAACTTTAGGGTAATCAGAAAAAAATAAATTATAAAGCTGTACACAATAAAATTTCCACATAGCCATTAAAGTATGTGTTACTACCTGCCCACCCACCAACTTGGCATATATGTCCATCTGATATACCAACCATTGTGTAAGTAATACCAGCATTTCTTCCTAAGTGTTGCCCACATATACCTATTGCTTTATAGCCGGTAGGTAGCGTGAATTCCTTTTCTATTAGGAACGGCTTGTTAGCTTCAATTACTGCATTATCGTAACTAACCTTGATTACTTTAAATAAATTATAAGAATTGCTGTTTAGCTTGCTTATCATATCGTTATTATTCTTAATTCCGTCTTCCATATGGTTAAGTCTGTCTGGGCTTATTGAAGTAAATATATAGAAAAGAGGTGATTGAATGATAAGCGCTGTAATTATCGAGGGAGTAACATTCCCAGTAGCATATAACGGCTACACATACAGCAGAAATAAGATATGGTCTAAGAACACAGGAAGAAACGATTATGGAGAAATGGTAGGCACAATCGTGGCTATTAAAGACAAAGTAGAACTGCAATTACCGCCACTTACAGGCGAACAGGCATTGTTACTTGATAATGTGATTAGTGATGAAAATAACCCATTCCCGACAGCACAAGTCCTATTCTTAGGCGGTACACAAAAGGAAATGACAATATACACAGGAGATGTGACATATCCGTATCTCACAAGAGCAAAGAATGAGGATGGATTAATAGTCGGAGCAAAATTAAGTTTAATTCAGAAATAAGGAGATTAACTATGAAAATAACAGGAAATGAAGTTTTAGCACATTATGAAGCACTTGCAAGTGTAGCACAGCTTAAAATGGGTGGCAGATTAGCAGTTGCCATTATGTCTAATATTAAGGCATTAGAGCCACACTTTAAAGCGGTAGTAGAAACGATAGAAAAGATACGCGAGGAAAATAAAGATAACAACGATAAGATAAAATCAGAACTTGAAGAACTAGGAGAACAGGAAATAGAAGTATCTGAATACACAAAAGTTGATATAAGTGCATTTGATAGTTGCGAAGCCATTGAGCCAGCTAAGATTATCGCACTTAGCTTTATGATTAACAATTAATCAGCAGAAAGGAGCAACCTAATGAAAAATATTAATTGGGGTGCGGATTTCAATTTGCTGTATGCAAGATATTACAGCAAATATTTAGTTGACGGAAAAGAATACAATCAGACACTTAATGAGTTTAAGTACAGCAACATAATCAATCCGAACAATAGCATTTCCATAGGTAACACTTGCAGTAGTAGTGTTACCTTTTCTATTTATAATCCAGAAATCACGCTTGAAAATAAGGATATAACCATTTTTGAGGGTGTTAAGGGCGATAGCGGCATTGAGTATGTACAGATAGGCATATTTACTGTAACTAAAGAAGAAAGTAACGGCGAATACACTAAGTACACAGCTTATGACAAGATGTACAAAGCTGAAAAAGGTTATTTTTCTGAATTAACTTATCCTAGTACGGACAAGGCTATTTTAGAGGACATCTGTACAAAGTTAGGCATACAGTTAGCAACTAGCATAACAAACACACATACAATTACAGATAAGCCACAAGGTTATACAATGCGTGAAATGATTGGTTATATGGCTATGCTACAGGGTGGAAATGCGGCTATTAATTCTGACGGAAACCTTGAAATAAAGTGGTACAAAGATAGCGGTTATGTGCTTGACGGACATCAATACTATCAGCAAGGGGTTACTTTTACCACTAGCAAAGATTTTACGATAAGAAAGCTGACTTGTAACAATACAAAGTCTGGTGATAAGGAAACTAGCACAATCACTAGCGGCAGTGGTACAACTGGACTTAGCTTTGCTAATCCATTTATGACACAAGCTAACTTAAATGAGATTTATAAAAAGATAGGCGGCTTTCAGTTTAGACCGCTTACAGTTAAGTTTGTCGGTGACTGGCGGCTTGAAGTAGGCGACATTATAACTGTCAACAAAGGTGGCGTTGATTACAAAGTGCCTATAATGCAGATTACGCACGAATGCGACGGCGGACTTATGGATACTGTTACATCTATAGGTCAATCTGACACAGAAAACAGCAATATAGCCGCTGGACCGATAACAAAGCAAATGGAACGATACTACGCTGATTTAGTCTTAATCAACAAGGCAATTATTGAAAATGCTGATATAACTAGTGCTAATATCGAGAGTTTAAAAGCACATCAAGCGTATATAGACCAATTAAAGGCTAATAAGATTGAAACTATTACAGCAAATATTGTTAATTTGACGGCAAGTAAAGCTACAATTAATGAAGCTAATATTGCTAAGTTACAAGCAGATTATGCACAGGTAGGCGTGTTAAACGCAGATGTGGCAAACATCAAAGTCTTAATGTTTGGCTCAGCAACAGGCAAGAGCTTAACAACAGAATTCGCTAATGCAGTCGTAAGTGTTATTGGCAATGCACAGATTAAGGATGCTATGATTGACAGCATAGCTGCGAACAAGATTACAGCACTTGACCTTAATACCACCAAATTTAAGGTTCATAGCGAAAATGGAATGTCTTATTGGCAAGATAACACAATTATCATTAAAGATACTGACAGAATAAGAGTTCAAATAGGTAAAGACGCTAATTCAGACTACAATATGTACGTTTGGGATAAAGCTGGCAATCTTATGTTTGATGCCTTAGGACTTACTGAAAAAGGCGTCACAAGGAAAGTTGTTCGTGATGATGTTGTTCAAGATAATGCTAATATCAATGCGAGTAAGCTGGATATTGAAACGCTATTTAGTGTTATCAATAACGATAACACCCATACACTTAAGAGTAATAAGATTTACCTTGATAACGAAAAACAGACACTTAATGTCATTATGCAAGCTATAACAAGTGGTGCTGGCAAAGATTATACTCAATGGGGCGGTATGATGAAAGTTGCTAGTGATTTTATCACTAATAAATTGTGGTGGACTGAAAATGTTGACAACGAAAGCATTAAGACTAAGTTTTCTACTGTCAATCAGAAGTTAGATAGCTATGAAATCACGTTATCTGACTTATACCAACAAACGAACGATAATTTTATGGTGTATACAGTTACAGCAACACCTACAAAAGATAATTATCCAGCCGTTGACTGGTTTATACCCATTTATCCGTCAGACGATTTATTTCCAAGTGATAATCTTACTTGGACTTATAGCAATGATGAATACGCAAAATATCACGGGGCAATAGCATACAACGAAACGACTCAAAAAACTTGGCGTTGGGCTAAAGATGATAAAGGTAATTGGGGTTGGAAAGAGGTATCTAACACACAATTAGCTTATATGCTTAATCAGAACGCTAGCTTTAAAATGAACTTAGATAGTATATCTACATCATTGTTAAGTGTGCAGCAGAATTTAAAAGATAACTACAGTACAACCACAGTTATGAAGAATGCTATAACGCAGGCTGTAAAAGCAGAAAGCAATAGCATTAAACTTGAAGTGTCTAATGCTTATGCTACAAAGGATAGCTTAAGTAGCTACAGCACAACAACGCAGATGAATGCGGCTATAAGCACAGCAATAAGTAAAGAAAGTTCAGCGATTAAGTTAGAAGTAGCAGGAGCATATGCCACAAAAGATAGCCTTAAAAATTACGCTACAACAGCAAGTCTTAGTGCTTATATCAAGAAAGACCCAAAAAGTGGCGAACTTAAATCCGCAATTGAAGCAATTGCAGATGATATAACGCTTAAGGCTAAGGGGGCTATTAATATTAGCGGTAACAAGAGCGTTAACATTAGTGGTAACGCATTTACTTTAACATCAACTAATACAATTATAAGTGCAACGGGGACAATTACCTGTAGTGATATAATCGGGACCGGGGGTCGCATTGGCAATTGGGATATTACTGATGGAAGCTTAAAAAATGATTACTTAGCACCAGACGGATACTTAAGAAGAACTTACATTCAAAGTTCAAAAAATATTGGCGATTGGATTTTTTCTGTTCAGAAAGGAGCCGTACAAGGAACTTCGCCAAGCACACTAAACTCCCTGTGGCACGTTACTAACGATGGCGAAATGCAGTTCAATGTTGAGAGCGGTAAAGGTATTAAAATGTATGGTTCGGCAGGATTAGAGTTAGAAGTGTTAAGAGACCGCATCGAATTATATTACCAGCCTTACATCAATGGAGAACCGCAAGCTTGGACGAAAATTGAAAAAGGAAAAATTTCTATAGACTCAAAAGGTTGGAGTTCTTTTGGTGACTGTGCTCTATCTGTAGTTAACAGCTCAATAAAGACTACAGCATTGTATATAATGCATCAAACAGAAGATGGGTCATACTATCAAAGAGGATGTGTAATTAATAGAAATCCTTTTTCTGGTGATATTATGTTTGATTGGGATGGACGTTATCTTCGCGGATATATAGGGGATAATGTTGTTATCACTTGGGACAACGAAAATAAAAATTGGATATAAGATTAGGAGGTAAAACACAATGTTAGACATCAACTCATCAATTCAGAAGAACGGAACATTATCCGTTCAAAACTCAGACGGAACACTTAAACAGGTAGCTTATCTGTCAGCTACAATCAGCGAAAGCGGCACAGTCAGTATGTCAGCTAGCTTCAATGATTTTGCGGCATACTTGGCGAATGATATAGCACTAGACAGTGAGCTTAAGAGCTTCCTTGATGGTGTTAAAAACACATACAAGGCAACATACAGCACAGAAGATAACACAGTTAGTTCAGATGCAACAGAAACAGTAGAAAGTGAGGTATTTTAATTATGATTAAATGTGGAGATTTTTCAGCGTGGAATGGTGTAGTTGACTGGAACAGAGTTAAGGCGGCAGGACTTACTCACGCTATTCTTAAGGTTATCAGACGTGATTTTGACCCAGATAAGCAGTTCGAAAACAACTGGAAAGGCTGTCAGTTAGCAGGTGTGCATATCTGCGGTGTATACAATTATGTTTACACACCAACAGTAGAAAAAGCTATTGCAGCGGCTAAAAGAGTATTAGAGGTGCTTGACGGACGTAAGGTAACTGTCTGGATGGACGTTGAAGATACTTGTATGCGAAACTTAGGTTCAGAGCTTATTGATATTATCAAGGCTTACAAAGAGGTTATCGAGGAAGCAGGCTATCAGTTCGGTGTATATACTGGCTTATCATTCTATGGTAGTTACATCAAGCCCTATACAGACCCTAGCGACTTAGATTGTCCGTTCTGGATAGCACGTTACTACTTAGGCTATGATGAAATGCAGTTAAATGATGATGTTAACACAGACAAGACACCTAACATTGACCATTACCTTGCAGGTTGGCAGTACACATCAAGCGGCGTTGTTGACGGAGTAGACGGAGTTTGCGACTTATCAGAATTCTATGGCTTTCATAATGAAGAAGATAATACAGAAGATAACAGCGAAGAAGATAACACAGAGGATAGCACAGATGAACACGTATATGCTACATATGCCGCTTATACAGACCGTTGGTGGGGTGAAGTAGAGGACAGAGAAGATTGGGCTGGTGCAGGCGACAATAAAGCTATCACAGCACTTATTATCAAGGTTAGCAGAGGTTCAGTTAAGTACAGAGTTCATACACTTAATGGCGATTGGCTTCCTTACGTTACCGGCTTTGATTATAATGATTTCAATAACGGCTTTGCAGGTGACCAGAAAACACCGATAGATGCCGTAGAAGTTATCTACTACACACCAGAGGGTGAGCCTTGGAAGTATGCAAAGTATATGGTATCTGTATTCAATAACCGTAACTTCTATCCAGAACAGATAGATAACGAAACATCGAACGGAATGGACGGATATGCAGGTGTTATGGGTAATGCAATCGATAAGTTCCAGTTAGTTGTCGAATAAAGTCGAAATAACACGACCGAAAGTATTTGAAATATACTAACGATAAATGTATAATAAACTTGTCTTTGAGAAAAGACCCTTAAACATTATCAAGTTCTGGCAGGCGATATTGTTTGATTGGCGTTGGCAATATCGCCGCTACACTTGACACTATAGAACGTGTGTTCTATAATAATCGTATCGCTATCAAACGTGCAAGGGCAAGAGAGGGGAGTGCAGGTTTATGGATAACAGTAATGAGGAAAATTACAAAGATAAGTTAATAGAACTCATAAATAAAATAGAAAATACAGGCACATTAGAGTACCTGTATTCATTCATAGAAAACTTTTTGAAGAGGTGGGGGTAAAACCCTACTTCTTTTCTTTTCGAGATAACATAACATCTATCATATCTAATATTGTTTCTTTATCTCTTTGCTCTAACATAGAAAACTTCCAAAGTAAATCAACATCTTTTTCAGCTTCTTTTGAATTATCCTTACGGATTGGCGAAACATCAAATCCCATTAGCCACGCTTCTGACACGTTCAAAGCCATTCCTAAGACAACTAGCTTTTCTTGGCTAGGTTCAACTTTGCCTGATACATACTGGCTAATATCGGATTTATTCATCTTGATATTGTATTTCTTACAATATGGTAATGATAAATTCAAAATATCAACTTGCTTTAACTTCCGTTCATTCATTAGCTGTTTAAGCCTATCTGACGTATTCTCTTTCATCTTAGTTATCCTCCTTTCTGTTGATAATATACCATTATTTGAACAAAAGTTCAAGATGTAAAACTAAAAAAGTAAAAAATATTGAACTTTTTATTGACATATTAATTTAATAATGCTATTATACAATCAGTTCAAAACATTGAACAAGAAAACGAAGAAAGGAGAAGAATTGGAATGGCTTTTAATTACAGTAAGTTAAGAGGTCGCATAATTGAAAAGTACGGAAGTCAGACGGACTTTGCCAAGGCATTTGGCTGTTCAGACAGGACTTTATCGCTTAAAATGACAGGCAAGCGACCTTGGAAACAGATTGAAATTTTAAAAGCAATTAAATTATTAGATTTATCAGAAGATGATATACAGGATTATTTTTTTGCTTTAGAAGTTCAAAATATTTAACTTTCAGAAAGGGAAGATATGAACGATTTGCGGATTTTCAATAATGAAGAGTTCGGAGAAGTCCGAACAGCAGTAATAAATGATGAACCTATGTTTTGCTTGGCTGATATTTGCAGAGTGCTAGAAATCAAAAATGTTTCTGATTGTAAAAGCAGATTAAGACAAAAGGGTATAGTTACTACCGATACCCTTACAAATGGTGGCAAACAGAAGATGATTTTTATTGACGAAAGTAACCTTTACAAGACAATCTTTCAGAGCCGCAAAGAAAGTGCAGAGAGATTTACAGATTGGGTTACAGGAGAGGTGCTTCCGTCTATCAGAAAAGCAGGCAGTTATGGTATGCCAAAGACAACAGGTGGTCAGATACAGTTATTAGCACAGGGCTATACAGAACTTGAACAGGCTGTTAACTCTATCAAAGAAGATATGACAGAACTTAAGGATAACACGCCTCTTTACGGCTGTGAGATTGATGAGGTCAAACAGCACGTTAATAGAAAAGGCGTAATTGTACTTGGTGGTAAGGATAGCGAAGCTTATAAGAATGGCAGTATTCGCAGTTCAGTATATTCTGACATATATAAGCAGTTAAAACGTGAGTTTGGTTGCGTGACAACATATAAGAGCATAAGAAGAAAGTACATTGATAATGTACACAAGTTTATAGACGATTATGCGCTACCTATGGCACTTGCTGAACAGGTAAAAGAAGCTAATGCACAGATAAGTATGAGCTTTTAAGGAAAGGAGTTTTAGCAGATTGATATTTATTATTTCTGAAAAAGGCGAGCAGATTAATGAGGTAGAAAAGCTTGAAATCCTGGCACATATTGGCAGAAGAACAAGTTACCTCTTAGGAAGAAATAAACATTGTGAGCCATTAAGGAGCATAGTTACAAGAGATATTTTAGGGCAGTTAAAGCACGAATACGGGTGTGGTTTGAGTGGACTTAAAAAGGAGTACATAGCAGACACTCACGATTTTATCGACTGCTACGAACTGCCTACAATAATGAAAGAGAGATATAAGCTATGATACAGGGATTTATGCTAGGAACGATATTCGGGATGTTTTTAGAACTGGCTTGTATCGTTCTGACAATGGCAAGAGCAAAGAGAAAAGAAAGGATTGAACAATATGAAACAGGTAAACGAGAAAGTAATAACAGTACAGGATTGCATTGATATGTACGAGAAAAAGGATATGTATACAATACTTGATGGCGGTAAAGTTGTTGGATTTGTAGAAAAAAGAGAGGAGAACTAAAGATGAAAGAGAGAGATAACAATATTACAGTTTTTGGGTTAGTTGCAGAAGAACCAGCTTTTAATCACGAAGTTTTCGGAGAAAAATTCTTTAAGATGATGGTTTCGGTTAATAGAGTTAGCGGAACAGTAGATACACTTCCTGTTCTTATATCTGAAAGAATTGTAGATATGAAAGAATTAAAAACAGGTGCTTGCGTAATGATTACAGGAAGAATAAGAAGCTACAACGAGCATATAGGTGAAAAAAGCAAGCTGATATTAGCAATCTTTACTGAAAATATAGAGATATATGAAAACGAGGAAGAACTACCTTTTAATAATGATGTAGTTCTTAGAGGCTTTATTTGCAAAGAACCTATATACAGGGTAACACCGCTTGGAAGAGAAATAACAGATGTTCTCATAGCTGTTAACAGAGCATATGGCAAGTCAGACTATATACCTTGCATAACTTGGGGCAGAACAGCTAAGTTCGTAGGTCACTTGCCAGTAGGAACACATATAGAAATGACAGGTAGGTTTCAGTCAAGACCTTATACAAAGAGGATAAGTGAAGATGAAATTGAAAACAGAGTAGCTTATGAAGTATCAGTAGGCAGGGTTGAGATTATAGAGGAAGAGGAGAATGCTGATGAATAGTGATATTACAGTTTCGGAATTAGCTAGTATGGCAGCAGACAATGAAAAGCATTGTCAAGTATGGCATCCAGTTCAAGGTGTTATATTTGACGGCACATTTGATGAACTTGACAGACGGCATTATCTTGCGGATAAGACAGTTGATAACTTCTCAATAGAAGATGATGTATTCATTATGAATATATAAATAAAGAAAGGATATGTTTATGGAAAGAACAGTTTTAAAAAAGGTAGTTCTTGAAAACTTTATGTGCTATGCACACGCAGAGTTTGATTTTTACGCCATTACAAAGATTATGGCTAAGAATGGCAAGGGCAAGTCAACTATTGCCACAGCTTATCTGTGGTGCTTGTTTAATTGTGATTATGAATTAAAGGATAATCCAGTTGTAAGACGAGAGGTTGACGGAGTATCAGTTGATGATATGGACACAAGTGTTGAGCTTACACTTGATGTTGACGGAAAAGAAATCACTATGAAGAAAGTGCAGAAGCGTACCTACAACAAGGACGGCAGTTCATACAAAGATGATAACAAGTATTTCATCAATGATGTGCCTAAGACATTAAAGGATTTCAACACATATCTTGATGTTGATATGAATGTATTTAAGATGTGCAGCAATGTAAATGCTTTTCTTAATCAGAAGCCGGCAGAAATGAGAGAATACCTATTCAGTCTTGTAGGAGATGTTACAGACCTTGATATAGCTTCACAGAAAGCTGAATTAGCCGAGTTAGTTCCTTTATTGGAGAAATATACGACAGAGGAATTATCCGCTATGAATAAGGCTACAAAGACCAAAATCACAAAGGATTTGCCTATTCTTGACGGACAGATTAAGGAAAAGGAAAGAGATATTCAGCTTAAGCAGGCTATTGAAGTATCTGACCTTGAATTACAGAAGAACAGCCTTAAAGAACAGATTGAGGACTGCATAGCAAAGCAGACCGACAATGACAAGCTGATAGCTGAATATGACAAGACCAGTTCGGATATTCTCAATCTTAAATTTGAGCTTAACGATATGTCACGCAAGGCTAATAAAGAAAATGTTAAGGCTAGGAGAGATATTGAGAACAGGATTTCTGATAAGCAGTTTCTTGTTAGGCAGACAGAAAAGACTATTACTGATACAGAAAAGAACATTGAGTATCAGCAGAATACCATTGATAGCATAAATAAGAATTTGCAGGATATAAGGAATGAATGGAAAGCAGAGAATGAACGCAAATTTGACGAAACAAGCCTTATTTGTAGTTACTGCGGACAGGAATATCCAGAAGATAAAAAAGAACAGATTAAGGCAGATTTTGAAAGCCACAAGGCAGAAGAATTAAAGATTATCACAAACAATGGCAACCTTATTAAAGGAAAACTTGATGAAAATAAGAAGATTCTTGAAGATTTACAGAAAGAGTTGCCACAGCATAAAGAAAGCCTTGAAATACTTAATACAGCTATTGCAGACCTTAAAAAGCAGTTAGCAGAACTTCCGCAGGAGATTGATGCATCAGCCACCAAGGAATACAAGGCACTTGAACAGCAAATAACTGAAAAAGAAGAAGCTATGCACAAGGCTAATGATATTTCGGCGATTAAAGCTGAATTAAAAGCGCAGGAAACGGCTTTAAGGCAGCAGTTAGCAGAATGCGAAAGCCAGATTGCAAAGTCTGATACGGCAGCAGACGAACAGCGACTTGAAGAATTAAAGCAGACAAGGATTGATTCTGAACAGAATAAGGCTAATGCCGAGAAAATCCTTGATTTACTTGATGAATTAGACAAAGCAAAGAATGAAGCCTTGACAGAAGCGGTAAACAGCCATTTTGGGTTAGTTAAGTGGCAGTTGTTTGAATATGTTAAGAACGGCAATTATAAGAGTTGTTGCATACCTACTATTGACGGAAAGAGCATTTTAACAACTATGAGCAACAAGGGTAACAGGATTTTAGGCAGAGTAGACATTTGTAACTCAATTCAGAGGATTAGCGGTATATCAGTACCAATTATTCTTGATAATTCTGAAAGCCTTAGTACGGATAATCAGAAGAAAGTTGCCAAAATGGTAGATAGTCAGTTGATTATGCTGATTGTTAATGACAGTGAGAAATTAGAGATTGTGGAGGGATAATATGATTTCTATATTAGAACATTCATTCAATTTCAATGGCTTTAACTGTTATGTGATAATGCGGCATATGGGCGACAGCTGTTACAGATGTGGATATGTGCAGGTTTCTAAGAGGTTACCTATCAATACAGCAAGTATAGATTGCCACGGCGGTATTACATATGCAAACAAAGAAGCACCTAGCCCACTTGAAATTGATGATAAAGATAAGTGGTATATCGGATTTGATTGCGCTCACGCATTTGATACTACGGATTTTTGGACTGTAGATAGGGTTAGCGATGAATTAAGACAGATTGTTGGGCAGATTTTAAGCGGAGAAAGTGAGGAAAGCTGATGAGTGTAAAAGGGTATAAAGCATTTAACAAAGGAATGATATGCAGAGGTAAGCAGTACGAAGAGAATACTACTTATGAAGAAAGCGGAAATAAAATATGTGAAGCAGGTGTAATGCATTTCTGTGAAAACCCATTTGATGTGTTGAATTATTATCAGCTTGTTGATGAAAATGGTGACATTTCAGATTTTGCAGATGTTGAAGCTATTGGAGATGTTTATAAAAAGGAGGATAAAACAGCTACAAATAAGCTCCATATTGGTGCGAAACTTGGGCTTAAAGGGTTTGTTAAGGCTTGTGTAGATTTTACTATTGAAAAAGCAAGAGTTGAATCTGGTAAAGAGAACGAAACTGATAGTAGTGGAGATTCCGCACAGATAGGTTCAAGTGGAGATTCCGCAAAGATAGGTTCAAGTGGAGATTACGCACAGATAGGTTCAAGTGGAGATTTCGCAAAGATAGGTTCAAGTGGAGATTCCGCACAGA